CCTGTATCAATATCTTCATTGGTATATTCAAATAATTCACATGATAGTTTATATACTACAAGATTGTTTAGTTGATAAAATGGTTGTTCATGTTCTACAAATCTTAATTCAAATAAAGATTTGGATAACGGTAAGTAGATTAAATCACCTTCTCTCGGCCTAACTAAATCAGACCCTCGAGTGGCTCTTTGAAATGTTCTTCGTGCTAAAATTAGAGTTGCTTGGTCTCTTATTTCTAAACCAAACTTGCCAAGAAGATCGCCGTCGCCTTCAAACCCTTCAGTGTTTTCAACATATACTTCTAGTAAATACGAACTTGAAAACTTTGATTCGATAGTGTGGTTTAAAATATCATCAGAGCTAATAATATCACGAGGAATATAATACACATCTTGACCATAAATACTCAGAGCTTCTACGACCATATCCTCGTAGAGGTCTTTCTCTCCTACAGAGCCCTGTGAAAAATAAGTATTTCTTGCCATAATATCATCTCGTTATCCTACGTAGAATGCTGGAGGCATTTCATATTTGAGTTGAACTTCTTCCTCTATTTTTAGGATTTCCTCGTTAGCTTCATCGTAAATTTGTTGTCCGTTCATGGTAACTCCACCGGGCAATTGCATACCGTCAAACTTCTTAATATTAATTCCCAACTGTCTTTTAACCAACGCGGTTAAGTACTTTTTCAAGAACATATCATTATAAACTGCCGTTGATGTAGCTTCTGTGGGAGCCTGAGCATCAGAGCCTGAACCATAAGTATCCGCGGTATGAGATGTCTTTGGTACTATAGCTTCATAACCCTCAAACACTATAATATCATTTTCTAATAGGTCTGTGCCCCATCTAGATTCGATATAAAGTCGGTTGATATGTCTGTTAAATCTTGTTGTCTGGTCTTTACCATCAAACATATGGTCTATCAACGCAAGATGTTGTTGTGTCATAGAGTAGTTTAACATGGTAGAGCCGGGCTTAGCCAAATCATACATGTCATTCAACATCATTTGGTACTCAATGTTAAAATCACCATTCCCGCCAGTGTTTGAATTAAATGGAAGAACTCTACTAATAGTAAGATACGTGTCAGGCACAGTAATATACTTATTAGTAATATCTGCTGCAGTTAGTTGATACTTACGGAATCGTTTAATAACGGCATCAGAATGATACTCTTGATAAAACTGAAGCGCTTCATCAAGTCGGTCACCTAATTGGTCATCATCAACATTTATTTCAATCACTGGAGCCCCAAGGGCTCTTAAGCAATAATCAACTAATGTTTGTCTAGAATATGGCTTTGACATATATCTATTTATATGTTTCAGCCAGTCTAATGAGGCCTAATTATTAATCATTAGAAGACCAAAGGCCCTTTGTCCAAGCAGTAATGTGCTCAAACGAATCGCTGGATTCGCCATCGGTCCCGCCTACTCCATCTTTATTGTACGGTATAATACCTGACCAATAGCATCTGCCATCCGTAAGATGAATGCAGCCCATTTGGCCATGGTGGTGATCTGTAGCATTCCCGGCTTGCTGATTATTATTCATTATTGAAATTTGGCGGACAAGAGGGAGTATTCGCTCATCAATTGGTATTTGTGCGAAGTATTCTGAGTGATTATGTTTCGCATTCTGTACATCACCGCCTCCGTCTGCAACAGTATCAGAAAATCCAGAGTCTGTGTAAATTCCATATTGAACATCATGCGCGCTACGTCCAAGAACCCCGTAGCTATCTGAGCCGGCACCCCATAATCTGTATTTACTTGGGTCCGCAATATCAGTGGTAATACACATTGTAGTACCAGATTCAGCGTTCAATGAACTGTTTGAACCGGTCAAAAACCCACCATCAACTGCTATTTTCACTATTTTAAATAGTGATGTTACAAATGGCCCATGTTCCATCAATGTAGGCGCTGGATAGTCGTTTGTATGGCCAGCACCAGCCATGTAAGATGAATTATCACCAAACGCGTAAAATCTTGGTACAGTCTCATTTGTTTTAATATAACATAAGTGATTAACATCATGGCAATCGTTGTAACTTATTATATCGGCCGCAGGGGTATTATGGGACGGAAATTTATTGCTGTCTGTGGTATCATAGATTTTACTAGCATACGGCATTTTGGTTGTCCCAGAGTTTTGACCCAAAAGATTGTGCCCGTTGTATCCCCAAGTCCATATTTGACCAAGGTTATCGCGAGCACCGAATGAGGAATATTGATTATAAGACCAATGGTATATATCTACAATATTATCAAGTACTATGCCGGTGGCAGTTTCAACATTATACCAATATCTATTATGATTATCTGAAGAATTATTACCGCACTGGCCATTCCCGCCATATCCACAGGTATAAATCTTACCGTCAGTTCCAAGGGCAACATGAGTACCATATTGACCACCGACCAAAAAGGACTTTTGGAATGTCGCAACTTGAGTAGCAAGCGCGGGATTTTGGTTAGGAATTAAGCCACCATTTGCTGTCAACAATGGATTACACGGATAGGGGTCTTTACCTCGAAATGGTATCAGCCTTGAGGTTTCATCATTTGACCTTTGATCCGCTCCAGTAAGAGTTGGGTGATTCGGATAATAAGCAGCTTTTACGAGCTCGCATCTTTTCTTTAAAATAGTAGCTCTTGTGCCATTTGCCCGCGTTACTCCCCTAGAAGTTTCGTCCTGAAGAGGTCTATCATAGAAAGTATCGACTCGAGTTCTTTGTTCGTCACTACTGCCATCGCCCATTACGCCATATTGGGTATCACCATTCAACCATACAATTCCATTTGTATCTATCGCGCCAAAAGCAGTTTCGGTGTGCCCGGCTGCGTCCATAATCATGTCAACAAATTGAACGTATGGTGTACCATCGCTTTTATCAAATCCGTCACCACAGCGAACTGGGAAATGAGTATATCCACCCATTTCACCATCTGTAAATAGCCGCGACATAAGCATAGTATCATTACCAGCCCTATCATTTTGTTCGGTGGTGGTCATGGCTGATGTTCTACCACTTTTTCCAATGGCATATCCTAACTCGGCATCGGTAAAGTCTAAGTCTCGTGCACTACCAGAAAGAACGTTATGTCCGTCGGGTCTGGTATCAAAGGACATTCCCAGCTGTTGTCCATAACCAATTCCGTATAATCTACCAGTTTTTGTTATACAATGCCAGGATCGCTCAGATGTTTTGTAAATTTTATCTGCTAATTCACCGTGAGGAAGCTGTATTTGGTGCGGCGCTGTGTGCTTGTGCTCCCTACTTACACCAGATGTATCTATCGCATATCTATCCCCACCCCACGCCGTCCATTCGTCGTCTTGGGAAATGAAATGCAATTGAGCTTTCATATCCCTAACACTGTGTTTAGCCCCGAGTGGTGGTTCTGGCAATTTCTTAACTTTACCTCTAATTGTTAGCGTAGAGGAGGTTAGCGTAGAACCATCACTAAATTCTATACCATCAGTACCAACAGTTAATTTTCCTACTGTGGTCGTTTTGCCGTATGTAAATATATCTCCTGTCGTGCTATCAACAGCAAATTGTCTTGTAGTTGTGTTATCTCCTACAAATAAATCACCGTTAAATACTCCAAAGTTTAATGTAGGGTCATTTCCGTTCTGAATTAAGGATGTACATTGTATCTGACCATCTGAAGTTATATCTCCTACATCTGTAATATTACCTGATGAGTCAACATCAAAGTTACCATCAGCAACTGATAATGAACCTTTAATTGTTGTTGTATCAGAAGTTGCATTTCCTAAAATTGAATTACCGTTGACCACCAAGTGACTTCCAACTCTAAGTTGTTTAGCAATTCCTACACCACCAGCTACAATCACAGCTCCAGTATTAGTTGCATTAGAATCTGTAGTATCCTCAACATCTAATTGGTCAAGTACTCGGATTTGAGTTGTTGTTACTACAAGTTTGTCAGTATTATTTGGTCGTAGTCTTATTACTCTATTGGCGCTGCCATGAGTTTCGATGTACATACCATTTGATGGGTCAACATCGATTGTTCCAAGATGTCCACCAGCAGCAGTTTCTAATCTTAAATGGTCAGATGAAGTACTTCTCAAGTGAAGTACTGCACTCGGGTCTCCATCAATAGCTGACTCTTCGTCCTTTATAATTGTCTGGCTATTAACATGAACAGTACCAGAACCTGCAACGGATAATCTGTCAAGTATCGTACTACTATTTGTTGTGCGAGTCGATAAAATAAATGGCGAACCCGTGCCCGAAGCAGCTGATATCCGTGCTTGTTGGTTACCAGCCACATTCAAATCAATTATATTGCCGCTTTCATTGGTATTTAAAATTAAGCAAGAGCCATCTTGTCTTGAGATATAATTGATTACACCTCTATCATCGCCATCAATTCTTCTAACACAAAAGCCGACATTTGTATTTCCGTCGCCCGGGTCAGTATCTGTGCTAAAATTATTGCCATCAGTATTTTCTGATACTACGTCGATCGCGTTAGTAGTAACACCAAATTGTATCGTCCGATTGTTCGTGCCCGGTCTACCATCAACCGTAAATAAATTTTCGGCACCTATAATAAATCTGTTAAGACCTGTTTGGATATAGGAGTTTGATGGTGAAGTATTTGAATCCCAAGGGTTAGTAACAATAGCAATTGGATACGCATTCGAAGGGTTAGATGGAGTCCCAATAAACATATCCGTATCTTGTTGTATACGAATGAAATCTATTTCACCACTAACTGAGCCGTTGTCTGCAGTAGATTTTCTAATTCTAAACTCTCCACCTGTAGCTAATAATCTATATGGATTATTGTTAACACCGGTTAGATCAGTTTCATAAAATCTAATTTCAGGTTCGGTGTGGTAAATTGCAATGTCCCCTTGGTTACGAACCTCTAATGCATGGGATGCAGCTGCAACTCCAATACCTACCCTACCAGTTGATTGAATTGAAAGTCTTTCAGCGGCATCGGTTTGATCGTAAATTCTAAATTGCCCTGCATCACTAATAAGTCTAAAATGGCCTTCACTATTTTGTAGGTCTAAACTTGCCTGTCCTGTACTAGTATTTTCAACAAATGCTCGAATCGAGTCAGTCGCGTGAGTTCCTTGTACATGCAATTTGTGACCGGGTGCATCAGTTCCAATACCCACTTCACCGGCTGTAGTAATGATTAATCGAGTATTATCATCACCTAGCGCAGCATCAGCACTTCCACCAGTATAAGTTTCTCGTGAAGTATATGTTTGGAATACATGCTGAGCAGCCCTGTGTCTTATTCTGTCAGGCCCTGGGGCTGTACCTGAATCATTACCTTTGAAAAACAGTAGTTCTGATTTTTCGGTGCCGGCTTCGTAAATTCTATTTGCAAGTACAGTATGATTTAATGCGTCACTAGTAGTGCCATTGAATTGAATAAGGTTTTCATCAGTGAGGTCAGCAGTACCAACTGTAACGTCTCCTTGCAGAGTGGTTGTACCAGTTGTTGTTAAAGATGATATTGTACCTACGCTTGTAATATCTGTAGCAGATGGTAATCTAGCTTTATTAATAGTTCCTGTTAAAGATGTAGCTGGTAAATTAGTTAGCGATGCGCCTGAACCAGAGAATGTGGTTCCTGTTATTGTTCCACCTGAAGTGAAAGCTCCAGCGGTTTCTAAAGCCTGGCCAAAAAATCCTTTTTTCGTAACAGCCAATCCACCATCTGTACTAATCGCAGCAGTGGCATCGGTTGCACTTGATGCATCTGATGAATCAGTTGAAGTTAATGCTCCAGTTAATCCTAATGATGTTACTGTATCTAGAGCTCCACCAACGGTAATACCTTCAGCGTCCAGAGTTCCGTCTACTGTTAAGTTTCCACTAATATTGGTATTACCACTAACTGTTAAATTCTTTGCAGCGCTACTACTTCCGACCACTAATGGTTGATTAACTAAAAACTCATTATGCTTTAATCGCATCCACTGTTCGGTATTGAAGGTGGTGTTGTCATTGCTTAGGGCTGTAGAATACCATGCGAATCCACCGTCGGCCCGATCAGCATTACCATCTAATTTTTCATATACTATATAATCACTTGTAGTGCCTGAACCATGAATTGGAGTTTTATTACCATTATCCAAATCACCTGGTTCAAAAGTTCTTAGTGATACTCTATAATTATCGCCAGCAGGTGTATCATTACCGCTATAATCATTCATTCCAGTAATCTTCATTGCTTCCTTATGGAAGGTGAAATTAGTAGAAAGAGTTACTGAATCTGTTGCAGCATTACCAATGGTGTGAGTGCTACCATTTGCTGTTAGGTTTCCACTAACTGTCAAATTGCTATCACCGGTTATAGCACCAGTAGCTCTTAAAGTTCCGTCAACATCCAATTTATGAGAGATTGATGAAGTTCCTATACCAACCTGGCCGGAGGCATTTACATGAACCCCAGTATTACCTTCATTTACTAATTGAATATTTCCACCTGCTGTAAATTCAAGATATGTGTCGGTATCTCCGTGGTGTCTGAGCTTAGATGTTATGTCTACGTTTCCATTAAGAGCACTATCTCCTGCTACCACTAATGTACCAGTTAATGAGGCACCATGGCCAGAAATGTTGCCACCCGCGATGATATCATTACCAGAAGTTAGATTACCTAATGTGTCAATAGCCAATGCGGTTAAACCAATCGCGGATGTGTCATTATTAAATACTCGGAACTCTAGGCCGGCGTTGCTACTTCCATTGTAAGCTAACTTCATTGAGTTAGTTGGATTTGTATCGTCGTAGAAATATAATGTAGGGTCTGCACCTTGAAGTACAAGTGCAGGTTCACCACCAGTGGTTTGGTCTATATGTAAAGGAGCAAGAGGTGTACCTGTAATTCCGATACCAACGTCTCCTGCAATTTGGACTTCACCACTAGAGTTAGTAACCTTAAATTGTTCAGTCCCACCATTTTCAATAGTAAAATTACCACCATCGACAACTAAATTATTATCGATTTCAACTGGTTTAGATATGGTAGCTACTCCGCCTACTAATTCAATCTTTTCGTTTATATCAGCCGCCATAGCTGTTACTCTCTTTTCGACTTGCATGAAGTCCGATTCGCGAGGAACATTAATATGGTATTCTCCACCAGCAGCATACCCGCCTCTTGGAGAATTTGAAAGTCCGTATGTTAAATCAGTAGTTATTAATTCATCAATATGACCATAGGCATCAACTCCTAATTTTCTAATAATTGGGAATGTGTGATGAACAATATCAGTACCAGACTGAGTATCATTATAAGCAGTAATATCATTAGGTGAATTTAACTTATCAGTAACACCAGATGCTATATTTGCGTGAGAAATTTGAAGTGTAGCTCCACCTGTCTGGTTGAGAGTAAAATTATTTGTACCAGTTAATCCATTTACACCATTTACATTAATAGATGAATTATTAGCAGATTGAAAAGTTGCTGTACCTTTACCAGTTATACGACCTCTAGTATCAAATTTAATTTTAGGAAGAGTAACTGTATTACCTGATAAGCCTCCTAAGAACGAAGATGTTTGAGATGTAACTCCTGTTGTTGTAAGTCCTAAAGTAACAAGAGCGGTTTCTGTTCCATTATTATTAACTATAATGTCGGTTGAACCAGAATCTGCAATCTCCGCCACATAGTTTCCAGTGGTTTTAGTTCCTAATGCGATCGCATCATCAAGAACCGTCATTGTTCCGGCGGACTCAACTTTAATATGAGCTGCACTTGTAGCAGTATTTGCTGATACAACACCACCTCTTTCGGAGGTCGTTGCAATATTTAGAACTAAATCTCTATCACTTTCTAGGTCGCCTCCACCAGATAAACCAGCTCCAGTATTAATCAATAAATTTCTAAATGCTCTTTGGTCTAAATCTTTTGCGGTTGCGATTAAATCAGCATCATGTTCGCCCAACTTAGTAGCTACAACTCCAAGGTCAGTATCATTTCTAGTAATTTGTAATTGAAGGCTATCAATTTCTGTATTAAAGTCAGTTGCAAGTTGATTAAAGTTTCTACGAAAATCATCAATAGTTGAGGTTGTAGATAAGCCTCCACTTGGAAATACTAATCTATCAGCAGCCAAAATCGTACTTCCGTAATTAACTGGAAGTGTTCCCGTTAAATCCGTCTGTAGAGTCAATGAAGTATACGTAGGAGTATTATGTTCTCTCCCTGCTGCTCCACCTGCTGGTGTGTTATTTCCGCCTATTGTCATATTTTATTTTCCTTTTTGGTTCAGAGCTCCACCTTCGACTAATTTTAAAACCATATCTCTTAAGTCTGATACTTGATTTTGTAAATCTGAAATTTCTTCGTCTTTTTTGCTTAGGTGTTGCTTCTTCTCCATATATTGTTCGTATGCTGTATAGTCTGTATTTATAACAGCTTTAGTATGTTTTTCTCTAACTAAACCAGGATTATCTTCAACTTGTAAGTATTCTGCCATTATGATGTCGCTATTGTTCTAAAGTTCATTAATCTAGGTATAACTGCGCTATTTGTGTTGTCGCCCGAAACCATAACTAATTTAATTTGGAATTTTTCAAAGTTAATTTCGTTTGATGCAGACGAGTCTGGTGTTCTAAAATGTACTTCGTTAAAACCTTCGCTGATTGGAATAGTAGCTGAATCTAATTTAATAAAATTGCCATCTTCTACGAATCTCGCATATGCATGAACATTGCACCCCGCAGACGGTCTAGATATATCGGCATAAACGTCTAACCTAGAAGCATTGTTTGCTAATGACACTAGTTTTGTAATATACCTTGCAGTCGCTGAACCGTGATTTGGTGATAATTCTCCAGTAACATTTGGTGTGGGTCCTGTATCAGTTACACTTTCTAAGTTAAGCTTAGTAGGAGCACTAATTGTATTAGCAAATGTTAATAGCGATAATCTAGTAGTATCTAAAACCGGTGTTAAGAATGGATTAGCTGTTGATAGAGTACAATGTAATTCTAACTGATCCGCTGCCTCAATGTGTAAAGTATTATGCAGATTTAGTTGTGTACCTGGTTCAATTGCATACGTTGTAACCGACCCACCTGTAGTAGATTTAGTTTTTAAGAAATATGATATTCCTGTTTCAGGTAAAGATACTGTCTCTGCAAATAAATTAATAGTATCAATTCTCAACTTATTACTTGAACTTAAAGCAGCTCCATACACATTAGCGGGAAGATGAGTAGCAAAATTTCCGTAAGCAGTATTCTGTGAACTGTTACCAACGTCTCTACTATAGATTGTGGTGCCTAAAGCATCTTCACTAAATCTAGCATATCGCATTGTAAATTTAAAGTCTTTATTTTGGTCAGGCGTCCAAGTAGAAGCATTTTGAGATTTAAGAGCTACCCCAGTGTAAGGGTTCTTTGTTATTCTCTTAGCAGTTAATACATCATCTCCACCAACCTCTGAATGCCATAAGAAAAATTCAGGCGAATTGGATAATACCACAATCGCATATTCAACTCCAGCTTTTAAATGTATCAATGATTCAAAAGTAAATGTTGTTGCTATTGCTGCAGTAGCTGATATGTTTACGTCTGTAGGTAGTTTTTGTACTTTAGAGAACGGAACTACTTTTTGAGTAGGTATACCATTTTCAGCAGTCACAATTTGAATCCTAACTGGCAGTGTAGCATGTTTCTTCTCAAAGAATAAATCAAGGTCCTTTAAGAATACACCTTGAGGATACTGGTCACTATCTACTAAGAATGTTTGAGCTAATGGGTCAACGTGTTTAACTGCAGTTGCAGCAGTTTCAGTCCGACTTAAAGTTCTGTTATCAAAAACTTTTCTCTCATCAATTGTAACTTTTCGAGTAGATAATATTTGTTCTTCTACAGTTTGTAACATCCCACGAGCAGTATAAGTAGTATTGCCGTATGTTGTAGTTGTAGTCAAATTGTTTTGTGTATTATCAATTAATCTAAATTCTCTTTCCCCAGTTCTGAATCTTTGAGCTTCAGTATTTGGAATTACGAAATACCCAGATGCTCGACCCGATTCGTCTGTAGTAATAGTACCCGAAGTCACACCCGAGGCTGCAACGTCAGTAAAATCTTGTCTAGTACTGTCATCAACAAACTTACGTACTACACCAGATGGCATATATGTCGAATCACCAAATGCATATCCACTTATATCTACATCATCAAAGAATGGATATAATATGGTATTTGGTTTAAATCCAGTTGCATCGAAAAATACTTTTCTTGAACGAATAAATGGTACGAAAGAAACATCAACTACTTTATCTCCTAATGATTCGGTGACTGTTTCAGCCCTAGCAAATTGTTGAATACCTTCTCTAATTTGTTCAGTCTCAATTGTTCTAGTTTCTACTTTAATTCTAGCTCGGGTTTGGTGATTGATACTCAATGTTCCACCACCAAAAGCCGGAACAGTAATCGTATTTCTATGACCACACTTACAATTTCTTGTATGTTTGGCCGCACTACCAAAAGTTTTCAGAGCTCCACCCATTGTCTGCCAGCCTAAATTCTTAGTATCTGTTACTCCACTCCAAGTAGTATTCCATTCATTCCAACGAGTTCCAATTGAAGCCAATTGCTCATTCATAATATTCATTATAGCATCGGCATTTCCATCTTGCTTAATAATAACTTCAGGCCGACGATTGGTATCTCTCCACTCATCAGTTGAAGGCGATAAGTCAATTTCTCCTACCCAAGATGCTACATCAAAAGGATTAACACTTACTGAAATCGATGCAAATTCTTGTTCGATTAAAGTATTAACAGATGTTATTGGCATTCTAATTAAATCTTCTTTACCAATTTGAGCAGTGCCTGCTGGGTGAAGTGAAGTAATTCCAGGTCCTGCAACATCTGCTCCAGTCCCACTAGAGTTGTCCATGTCAGCATTTCTAATTCCGACATTAGCACTAGTAAATGAAGGTCTTGCTTCACCTAGCTCAGGGTCCATAGCAGTTAAATAACCTGGATCGCTGGTATCACCAACTTGGTGTCCTTTAAATTCATCAACGATAATTCCATTTTTAAATCTATCACCAGTATTATCAAATATTTGTTTATCTCTGGTGGACTTTTCTAATAAAGATAAAGACGTATAATATTCTAAATTCTTAACGCGACGTTCTATTTTACCAATGTCACGCATTGTGTATCGTCGATTATCTACATATCCAATTTCAATTTCTTGTACCGAGTTAGTATATGCAGGAACTGATAAATCGTATAATAACATCGAATCTTCTGGTATTGGCTTGGGAGCATTAGCATCAGTGTCGCCTTCTAGATAAATGAATTTTCCTGCAGCATTTAATACTATTCTATCATGTCGTGGTAAGAAGTTTTCAATATAATCAATTTCAATAATACCATTGGGGTCAAGGGTCGCATGACCCGAAGCTCTAAAATCTAAAAAGTCAGTTAAGCTGCGAGAATCTCTGAATGGAATCTGTACTCTTTCAATTGCAGTAGCGGATAATGTATCTGCAATATTATATGAATCGACCGAGAAAAAGTCTCCAGCTGTGTGAGCAAGATGTTTAAAATCAACGTGCAATTCAGTTGATGTCGTAGTTTTAGTACATATTAATTTTGAATTATTATATGCTATATCGGTTTGTCCGGTATCTAGCATAAAGAATGTAGATAAGTCTGTGCCGGCGCCTGAAGCTGCTGAGCTAACAGAAGTTATTTCTATTGCATCCGTTACTCCTAAGTCAACAGTATCACCAACATTATAAACTTGTGCAGTTGAATTAGTTACAGTTACAGCAGTTTTTGCTTTAGTTCCTTTAGACGCAGTAATTCTTTTTGAATATACAATATCAACATCAGCTCCTACATTTTCTCCTAGTGTTAATGTCGCAGTAACTAACCCGCTTCCGCTTAAAGCCACGTTAGTAACTTCAACCACAGCTCCGTTGGCTTCTTTTGTAACTAAATATTCGTTTGGATTATCGTGGTAAAATGCACCTGCACTAAGAGTAATTGCGGCTGAAGTAGTAGCAGCAACTGACTTTTGTGCTTCTTTAACTGGTATTTTAACAACACGCGTTTGACCTGCTTCTTCTAAACTTTTTACTACATCTGCAGGCAGCCCAAATAATTTACTATTTTCGAATGCTTCGAATAATATAAATCCTTGTTCACTAGCATTTACCGTACCTTTAAATTGTGCACTAGCTGTGGTTTCAGCACTAGCAGAGTCGCCGAATATTGCTCTGCCATCTGCAATGGAAAGCGTACTACCAGTCATAGAAATAGTATTAATAAAGATTCTGTATCTTTTACCAGTATATTCTATTCCACCTATTTTACAAGTACAAACATCGTTAGTGGCGTCTGAAGTATTTTCAGTAGTTACATTTTGAATAGTGTAGGTTTCAGTAGTACCAATTTTCGGTAAGAAAGTAATATTATCGACTTCAATATAAGAACCCATCTTAGCTTGAACAAGTTCATTACTATGTGCATGGGTTGTTCGAGCTTTATTAGCCGTTATAGATTGTTTAGCTCTTATGTCAATTCTCCTACCTTTAACATAAGCAACAGAAGGTTCAAGCGTCGCAGTAAGTTTAGCCGGGTCGCCAGTCGTACTACGCCCTCGGTTAAACCCATTATCAAAATCTTCTCTTAAATCTAAGACAAATGGTTGAAGAGCATAGTCTCCACTTTCTTCAAATGTTCTCTGTGATAAAGTTTCTCCAAGTATGTTGTACTTAGTTTCTACTGCTTCTGCAATCACACTATCTACAACTGCAACCGTGTCAACCAAATTAGTTGGTGTAGGACTTCCAGTAGGATTTACGACATTAGTTTCTGTAATAAGATTAGAATCACTAGTAATTAATATTAGTGATAACGCAATTGAATATCTATCTGCACCAGGAGCTGAAAAGTTAGTTGAGCCATCAGCATTATCATATAGTGTAGAATCATTAACTGCAGTAATTTTATTTTCTGTGACTGTAAATCCAACTTTGCCATTAATCGATTGATAAGGCCCGGTTGAATTTCCCGCTGTGGTATCAATATATTTGATTTGCTCAGGTGCCTCTACAAAATATCCTTTAGAAAAATAAACACCCTTTGCATTATGAATCTTTACTGCGTATCCAGTGCTTAATGCTGTACTACCAGTTCCAATAGTATCATTTAAACCAATACTATATCCTGTTCCACTTACTGCTTCTCCAATTTTAACGGAAGCTTGAGTCCTACTACTTCCAGCAAAATCTATAATTTGTGAAGTATAACGAATATAAAATCTGTATTCATTATCTGATTTTAATTCATAATCTAAAATAGTAGCTGATACATCAGCACCAGAATATCCAGTGCCAGATGCTCGAGCAAAAATCTTTTTACCAATTAGTGGTCTTGAAGTAACTTGAGCTGTAGTTGCAGCAGCGCCTTCAAGCGCTAAGTCTAACCAAACTACTTTATTATCTAAATTGATTTCACCTTCTAAAACTCTTGCACCATCTTGAAAAATATTTTGACCAAACTTATCAATTTGATTTTGAATGGCCGATTGCATTTGGTTCAATTCGCGAACCTGTACTGAACGACCTGGTTGGAATAAAACTCTTAAATAATTCTTTGATGCATTACCTCTTTGAGTGTAATCGTCCCAGTATGGAGTGCCTTGAGTAAATGTAGTATCGATTGCCATATTTTTCCTTTAGAATTGTATAATAAGTCTTACTTCTTCAGTTTGTTGTTCATTACGAGTAATCGGCTTTTTCTTATCAACGAATAAAACTTCACCAGTATTTGGTACATATTCGCCGTCTCTGATTGAAGCATAACTTATTGCAGCTCCGATTTGAGTGCCATTCGGCTGGTGTAATGTTATATCACCATTAGCAGTAAATATTTTTTCATTTATAAGTCGACTTGAGTTTTGGTGAAAATATATTCTAAATCCACCCTGTACTCCATCACCGCCATCAAGCGGATCAAGTGATTCAAATATTGAAACTTGGTCTAAGAAAGCTCTAGTCTTTTGGGTATCACTACCGACCTGTTGAATATAGGCTCCATTAAATGAATTCGCTGCGGCTGCACCCGATTGTACTGCAGCATCTGAACTAGTAATCTGAAAATATCTTAAGCAGTTTAAAGCTTGTTCGGGGTTAAAAGAGCTGTCGGGGTATGGTGAGTCATCTTCTTTATCATCACCCGATGAATCTTTAAATACCATGTCATCGTTACCGTCTCTCAATAAAGAAACCTCTCTAAATTTTACATCTACTAATGCTTCTGCTACGAATTGAGGGTCACCGGCCTGAGCGCCAGCAGTAGCATTATCACCAACGAGGCCTTCAAAGTTTGATGATATACCAGCATAATATGATGGTAAATCTTTTAAAGGAGAATGACCAAAACCATCTGCTGGTGCAACCAATGGAATAATCTCTGCTTTTGAAAATCCTGCAGCATCAAAATCACCTTGTAAGCTTGCGCTACCACCAACAGTCAATTCAGTATCATTAATAATTAAACTGGCAAATTTAATTCCACCATTAGTTCCGCTTAAAGTTGATGTCCACGATCCAGAGCTAGATGTTCCGCCAGTAGTAGAAGAAGCTTTAGTGGTAGCTTTTGAATATCCTAAAGTCTGAGCATTGCTAAGATTCCATATTACTCGTGTAATTGTTCCACCAACTCCAGTTTCTACTTTACAAGTATTATTTGCAGTAATTTTAGTGCCGTCTAAATGCTCTCCAACAATTATTGCGTCCAATGCATTGTCACCAGTTCTTGGGTGTCCGCCTGAACCACTTGGGTAATTAGCTCCTGGCCTTTTAGCGCTAATTGCAAATCCATAAAGAAGGCCTCCACTCGATTGCACTGCTCTTTTTCTGCCATCAGTAATACCATCAGTAGAAAGCGTGGTATCAATTACATCATCTTCTGGTAAGTTCATAAATGTTCTTGAACTTGAAAATTTGTTAGCCGGTACATGTTTATCCCAATCACAAATATATGCCCAAATATATTTGTCAGTAGAATTTTGAACTACACCAAATGGGGTATTGCCTGCCGGCACTGAACCAATTACTTCTGAAGTTGCAGCATTATTATTATTTCCTAAACAAGCATAAATCCTAGCTCGGTTATCAGCACCAGTATATGTAACATAACATGGCATAACGTCATCTGTAATATCAAAACATGTTGGGTCGAATGGATTATAAACTTTATATTTAGTTCCAACGGTGAATCTAATTTGTGGAACCATTCGTTTAACATCGGCAGGTTCAACTAACTTAAGAGTCATTAAATTCTTTTTAATGTCTTTTTTGTCAATCTCACTTCCAACTGGTGTTGGCGGAGAAAAAGAAGCTTCGTTTATCTCGTTAACGCCCGCGTCGTCATCTTCATACGGGTCTGTTTTACCAATACCGATATAATAGTCTTTCCCGCCCGCGGCGTGAGACTTACTTACATCGTCGAAAAACCTATCTATGTTAATTTTTCTAAAATCGTCTGTTATAATTGCTGCCATAATTGCCTTTTATTTTTCGAATTATCCTTATTTATATGTTTCTACCTACCTAATTTTAAATTATTATTAAGTTGCTTGACCTCCATCGGTTAATGTCCACCCCATATTTGCAGAGCTCGCTGAACCACCGGTATCAGATACCAGTATAGTTCGAGCTGCTACTGGGTTATATGTCGATGCTGAATCTTCTGAAGTATCAGTAGCACCAGTTCGTTTTCCAATTAAACTATATTTAGCTGTACCCATGTCTGCATTGAATTTTGAAGCAGCACTCGCGCTATTAATGCTTCTTCCTTTTGTAGTATTGGCAAAGCGATTATTAGCCCATGCGATATAACATCGGTCAAGTTCAGCTGTTCCAATATCAACGTTTGTAAATGCGCCTGAGAATCCATTTCCAGTTCCAACCGTTAACGCATCACAATTTCTACTATGAAGTCCTATAACATTTACAGTCTTAGCACTAGACGCTTTATGAAAATCTTGAAGCGTAGTGACATTTGATGTATCTAGGCCTCTCATGTCAATGGTTTCTAAAGCAGAACAACCTTCAAAGGTACTTTGAAGTTTCGTTAAAGCTGAGGTATTAGTTATACCAGCTTGGGTAGTGAATGTTTTGAGTGCGGTGCAATTCTTAAATGCTGATGACAGCCCTTCAGCTGTTATTGTAGAATTTCCTAAGTACACTGAGACTAAAGATGTTGACCAATTGCTTCTCGCAGTAGTTTTATTAGCAGATGATGCAGTAGAACTACTCGCTGAATCCGTGTTTCCGTCTGATTGTATTTTATCGAATTGTCCATCTATTCTTATAGTATAGCCGTTTCCGCCACCACCTGTATATGTGTGATATAAATCTTTATCTCCAGTAAACCTAATAATATGAGAAGTACCATCACCCCAATCCACTGAAGCATTCATTGCGCTTCCAACATTTCTTAACGGAAGAATAATTGAAACATCGCCCGTCTTACCTGTAAAGTCTAATGTAAATACGGATTCAGTAGTGCCTTTAACTGGAACTATTTTTTGTTCTATCATGTCTGCATATTCAATCGACTCTCCATTCACAACAAAGTCTTCATCGATTTTAACATTGAATTTTTCTTGCTCTATAATATGTTTATAGTCTTTAATTGGCTTATTGATATTTGATAGTGTATGGTTCCAAGATAAAATAGGTATTTCTTTTCTATCTTCATCAGCTAAATTCTTATACCGTATTTTACCACTAGTCAATTCTGATATTGAAGGTTCAGTGCCATCAACAATTTCTATTCTAGGAGCATAGAATTGTACTGGGTCTTCTGTAGTTCTAATATTACCATTATTTATTGCAAAAACGCGAATATATTTCATGCCTGGACTAAATATCCAG